AGAAATTGAAACCCTGACGGGCAATCGGTTTATTGTGCGTGCGGGCGGTTCCGCTGCGCGTGGTGTTTCCCGACCTTCAACGATTCACCTGGACGAATTACGCGAAATGACCGACATTGAATCGTTTGCGTCGCTTCGTTATACCCTAATGGCGGCAAGCAACCCAATGGTCATGGCGTACACAAATGCAGGCGATTCCGCAAGCATAGTTTTGAATTCTTTCCGCGATAGGGCGTTGGCTTCAATTGCAGGCGTCGAAGATGACATTGGGTACTTCGAATGGTCAGCACCGACCGACGAAATCAGCGTGGAAAACGCAAGGCACTCAAATCCTTCAATGGGCACACTCATTCACGCGGACAACGTACGAAGCGTTTTGAATGACCCACCTGACGTGGTTATGACCGAAGTTTTGTGCCGCTGGGTTGTGGCAATCAATAGCGCGGTGGACGCGGCTTCCTGGGGTAACTGCCTGGACAAATCAGTCGACCTGGACATTGACAAATTGACCTGGTTGGCAATCGATCTTTCGCCGTGTAGAAAATTTGCTTCATTAGTTGGGGCGCAAAAAATTGGCGGCGAACAATTTGTCGTGAAGTTACTGCACACCTGGCAAAACGACCTTCAATTGGACGATAAGGCTATTGCCAACGACCTGGCAGATTACGCCCGAAAGTATCCGACGGAATACGTTCTATACAGTCGCAAAACCAGCGCAGCGGTTGCGGCACGTCTTGCGCCTGCTGGAATTCCGATCTATGACATGGACGGTTCTTACGCGCAAGCCTGCGACGAAATGTTGTCGGCGATCAATAGCGGTCGCCTGAAACACCGTGGTCAAAGTCAATTGTCCGAAGAAGTTTTGGCGGCGGTGCAGTTACGTCGTGGCGACGGCGGGTGGGTCATTGGACGACGGGCGTCACAATCGGTCGTTTGCGGTGCAGTGGCAGTTGCGCTTGCGACACATTTTGCGACACGCCCAGAGAATGATCTTGACATCATGGTTGGTTGATCGTATAAGCCTGCAACAATTCGGGCATGGGATTATTCGATTTATTCACGCCAAAGGTTGACGCTGCCGTTCCAGTCGAAGCCGCAAACGTGGACGCAGCCGCTATCGCGCCGTATTACAGTGAAGTTGGAAATCTATTCCTTTTCGGCGGCGTGATAACGGCGTCGCGTGCTGAAGCAATGAGCGTTCCAACATGCGCCCGCGCATTGGGAATCATTCAGACAATTGGTTCACTTCCAATGCACACCCGCAACGAAGCAACGGGCGAAAAGGTTTCACAACCGCGCGTGATCAATCAACCTGACCCACGGATTCCAGGCGCAACATTTTGGGGTTGGATTATTTCCGATTTATTTTTCCACCCTGCCGCGTATGCCTACGTTATGGAACGGTATGCCGATACAGGAAAAATTCGTGCAATGGAACGAATCGCACCTGAGCGTGTAACGATTCAGACAACTGGCATGGGTTATGAAATCCAGTCTTACCAAATTGACGGCGCATACGTTGACCCTTCAAATTTAGTCGTATTCAATAACACGCAAGAAGGTTTGCTATCTCGCGCAGGTCGCACGATCAAGGCTGCTGCTGCGCTTGAACGTGCGGCAATGAATTTTGCAAATGAACCAATCCCACAAATGGTTTTGAAATCAAACGGCACATCATTGCCAGCCGACCGCGTTTCAAAGTTGTTAAACGCATGGCGTACCGCGCGTGCAAATAAATCAACTGCATTTTTGAATGCTGACGTAACACTTGAAACAATTGGTTACGACCCAAAGAATTTGCAACTCAATGAAGCGAGAAACTACGTCAGTTTGGAACTTTCACGCGCGTGCGGATTACCTGCTTATTTCACAGATTCGCAACAGTCTTCATTCACTTATTCAAACGCGCTAGACAAACGACGTGACCTGGTTGATTTTGCATTTAGAAATTACATGTCAATTATTGAACAAAGGTTATCTTTTGCGGATTTCACCCCAGCAGGAAATCGGGTGTCTTTTGATCTTGACGACTTCTTGCGTGGCAATCCATACGAGCGCGCGCAGGTTTATGAAATCTTAAATCGAATCGGCGCAATGTCGATCGACGAAATACGCGAGGAAGAAGACATGCTGCTATGAAAAAAGTCATAACACCAATGCAAATTACTGCGACAGATTCTAACCGTCGCACAATCACCGGTCGCATTGTCACGTTTGAGGAAACTGGCAACGCTTCAATTGGCAAGGTTCAATTTGCGAAAAATTCAATCGAACCAACACCCGTTCTACTCAACCTAGAGCATGACAGAACCCGCAGAATCGGTTCCACACTTTCCATGACTTCAGATGACAAGGGAATTGAAGCCGTTTTTCGTATTATCGAAACAACCGCAGGCAATGACAGTTTGATTGAAGCAAGCACAGGAATGCGCGACGGATTTAGTGTTGAAGTTTCATTTGACGAATACGAAACATTGAAAGACGGCACGGTTCGAATTCTTGCGGGTGAGTTGACAGGCGTTGCATTAACTAGCGAACCTGCAATTCGATCAGCCCGCGTCGAATCAGTCGCCGCAACTGAAGAAGAAATTTCAGATTCGACAATCGAACCTGAAGCACCACAACCAACAGAAGGAGAAGACGAAGTGGAAGACACCGTCAAAGACGCTGCAACCGCCGAAACGGTTGAAGCCGCCCAGTCAATCACCGCAACTGCAAACGCAGTTGGTGGTTGGAAAGCCACACCACGAATCGAAATCACTGCTGCTAAGTACCTGGAGAATAAGGTTCTTGCTGCAACAGGCGACGAAACAGCACGCCAATACGTTCTTGCTGCTGACAACACAACAGACAATGCTGGACTTGTTCCAACACGTCAGTTGACTGAAGTCATCAACGGACTATCAACAACTATCCGCCCAAGCATTGAAGCGATCTCTCGCGGCACATTGCCTGACGCTGGTATGACATTTGAAATCCCAAAAATTACAGTTGCACCAGCCGTTGGCGTGGTAGCCGAAGACGCTGCATTCACTGACACAGATCAAAATTCTGCGTTTTTATCAGTGGACGTTAAGAAATTCGCGGGGCAACAAAAATTTAGTGTTGAGTTGCTGACTAGAACTTCGCCCCTCTTTTATGACGAGTTACTTCGTAATATGGTGGCGGCTATGGCTAAGGCGCAGGATAAGTACGTCAATGATCAACTAGTTGCAGGCGCAACTGCTGATTCAACTTCAATTGCAACATACCCAACAGGTTCTGAATTGTTGGGTGTAATTGCTCGCGGTTCAGCAAGCGTTTATGCTGCAACTGCTGGTCTTGCAAATCCATTCGCACGAAACATTTTGGTTAACACTTCACAATGGTCAAACCTAATGTCATTGAATAACAATGGCGTGCCGCTATACAACGAAGTTACACAACCAAGCAACCAACCAGGTTCAGCAACACCAACATCATTGCGTGGTCGTGTTGCAGGTCTTGATCTATACGTCACTGCAAATACATCTGCAACAACAGACATTGACGATTCAATCATGATCATCAACCCTGACGCATACACATGGTACGAGGGAACTTCGTATCAGTTGCGTGCAGAATCAACTGCTGACGGTTCAATCACCGTTGGTGTTTATTCATTCGGTGCAGTGGCAACCAAAATTGGTGCTGGTGCATTTGGCGTAAATAAGACCTGATAACTAACAGCAACTAATCATGCGGCGGGTTCTCCCGATCTCGCCGCAGCCGATCGAAAGGAAACGGACATGCCAGCCATTGTCACTGCGAGCCAATTGCGTACGGTGCTTGGCGTGTCCGTTTCACTTTATTCAGACGCCTATCTTGACGAAATTATCAACACCGCTGAAGCCGTCATTTTACCAATGCTTGTTGCAAACACTTCAGCAATCCAGTCTTACAAACTTGAATCAAATGTTGCTTATTTTTACACCGAACGAAATCATCATTTTGTTGCAGGTCAATCAGTCATTGTGACTGGTCTGCCAGCACCGTTCACTGCAACACACACAGTTGTTACCGCCACGCCTTATTCCTTCACCGCTGCATTGACTTCATCAAATGTCACATTGCGCGAGATTATCCCAACAGGCACGGCAACACTTCAGGGTTATTCAGCCGCCGATCTATACGCAACGAGCGCGCCAATCGAATCTGCAATTTTGGCAGTCAGCGTAGAAGTCTTCCAATCGCGCGTTGCAGCAGGCGGTCAGATCGAAGGCGTCGATTTTGCCAGTACGCCTTATCGCATGGGTCGCAGTTTGACCAACCGCGTTTCAACCTTGCTTATGCCATTTTTAGACGTTGAAACGGTCGTTCAATAAATGCCAGCCAACGCAGTATCGGAAACACGCGCAGCCTTAGCCAACGCCTTTAGTGCGCTATCTGCCAACGTGTACCCGAGCGTTCCCGAAGCACCGATTCCACCAGCGATCGTGGTCGTGCCCGATTCGCCTTACATGGAAGTTGTGCTAATTGGCAAGGGTTCAACAAAGGTCAAAATCAATTTTGCAATCACTGCAATTGTTGCTTCAAATAGCAACGCGGGTTCACTGGACAACCTGGAAAAACTCATCATAGGAATTCTTGCGGCAATGCCCGCAGGATACGTTGTTGGCGTTGTTGAAAAGCCAACGGTGTTGGAAGTAGGACAAAGCCCAATGCTGGTTGCTGACATAAACGTTTCGACGTACTACACACAAACAACATAGGGGACAAAATGCCAACGACAATCATAACTGGTCGCGATTTAGTCGTGACCAT